ATCTTGGCCTGCGCTTCAGCTTGCTGCAGGGCGAGCTTGGCCTGCGCTTCCTGCATCTTCGGATCGGGCTGTTGCCCTTCCTGCTCGCCGGCGTCGCGGAATGTCTTCTTCACATCGGCCGGCAGCGGGCTGGTTTCGATCAGCACCCGCATGACCGCGGTGGCTTGGCCGGGGGTGAGCATCGGTGCCACCGCCGGCAGCGCCTGCGAGATTGCCTCGTAGGTGTCCTGCATCAGCGTGATGGTGTCGGGGCCCTCATCCAGGATGATGTCGACATCCAACTCGCCGATCGCATTGCGCATCATGCCTGATGGCTGGCCGTCCGGGCCGTTGATCATTTCGTTGATCAGCACGAACTGCGGCTCGCCCTCGGCGTCGGTCACCCGGATATAGCGTTGGTTGGTCCAATATTTCTGCGCCGCATTGAATAGCGCGCGATACACTCGGACCTTCCACCCCCTGAGATTGAACATATACGGGCCGAGCCCGGCCAGACCGGCCTGCTGTAAGAGCGCAATGGCACGTCCGCTCGATCCGCCGCTCGCCGCATCGCCGCCGATCATCGCTGAATTCGGGCCGAAGGTTTCGATCTCCTGCTTGGCATCCTGCATGAACTGCAGTTGCCCCATCACCGCGGCTTGCTTGGCCTGATCGTCAAATCGGATGTCATCAAGCGAGGTGTTGACCAGCACGATGCCGTCGCTGCGCGCTGCCTCGCGGCGCAAGGCCTCGACGTTGTTGTCGGCAATCGCCGACTTGGTGGCGATGATGCGGCGGTTATTTAGCTCATGTAGCGCCTTCGATCGGCGCTGATTAACTTCGTCCTGCGGCGACATAAGATTGCGCGGGAAACCATAGCGATCGCCGTCATGATCCACCGCGGCCGAAAACATGATGTATTTTGCAATTGGCTGGTCGTGCTCGTCCACGAACGGCGACTCGCCCTGCATAAGTATCTTAGAGCCCGTGAACAGCGTCCACTTCCATCCGCCCTTTGACTTGTACCAAATATCAACCAATCGAATTTGCTTGAAGTCGCCATTGGTCGCGAACCACCTGTTGTCCCGGTCGCTGTTGCTCATCAATTCGGTGTTGGCATCGCACGCCGCCTTGATCTCCTCCTCCATGCCGGGCAGCATTTCAACGAGTTGTTCCTCGTCGACGAACTTGCCCATACCGAGATAGCGTGCGTCCTCGAAGTCGTGCTTGAACGAGCGCGGGTCATAAAAAAACCCGTCGTTGTCGACGGGCTTGAACATCACATCATAGTCCGGTTGTTGCTGTGGACTACCGCCGTCCGGCGGCACCGTCTTGAGATCGAGCTCGATGCCAGCCAAACCGTCCACCGCGGCGCTCTCGGTCACCACCGGCGTGACCGCATCCCATCGGTTATTGTCCATCAGATAGCGCAGCACCGCGGTCGCCAGATCGGCACCAGCCTGATGCGCGGGCGTGCGCGGGAACGCCTTGGGGTCTTGCTTCAATCTCTCAACGGTGCCGACGATACCGTCGATTTTCTGGCCTATTTTATTATATGTAACAACAGGTTGTTTCCGGTCGTTAAAGGTCTTTATCTGCTCGTTCGTCCACTGCGCACCGTGCCGATAGCGCCGCGAAATCTGTTGCTCCTCGATCTCCAGCCGCTTGCTGTCGAGGTAGGTGGTGTAAGCCTTGACGCACTTTTCCAATTCCCAAAAGCCGTCCTTCCCGTCCTGCGGGTCGAGATCGGCCGGCCCGCGGCCATGCGAGCCGCCACCGCCGGTCTGGCTGTAGCCGGTGAAGTTGACGACGTTGGTGACCGCCATATCAGTACGCCTTATTCCCGATCTGCGTGGGCGGCATCGGCGGCCGGCCCATCAGCCCGGCGGGCTGCAGGCCGGGCATCTGCGGCGGCGGTGTAGGTTCTGGCCCAGGTGACATACCAGGGGGACTTGGTGGGGCGCCCGGGCCAGCGTCGCCCCCGGGAGGTGGGGGCGGCAATGCTGCAGCAGGGCCGGCATTGCTTGGTCCTTGCATGCCGGCACCGAGATTGCTCTGCATGAACGAGATCATCATCGGCATGACCGCGCCGGTTTCCTCCGGCGACAACGAGCCGACGAACGCGGCGAACTTTTCCACCACTGACATGACAATATTCCTAATTTTGGCTGGTTGGCTGGCCAATTGGCCAATTGGCTAGAACTGCCGCCAATCCTCGGCCGCGGTGCTCTTGCGGTAGACCTCGTAGCCGGACACATCAGCCGGCTTTTGCGGCTCTTTCACCGCAATCCACGGTCGGCTCATGCAGGCGTAACGGCACTCGTCACCGGCGTGGTCCTCGCTGTCGGTCATCACGTCTTCATGCCGATCGGGATCGTGTTGCAGGAATGGCACGGTCCTAATGAAATCCCGGCAGGTCGAGAACACCATCAGCATTGGCAGTCCGTCAGCGTTGCCGACCAGCCTGGCGCGCACCTGATCCCAGCCGCCGAGGTGCCCCATCACCCGCACCCGGTTGTTGTCGGCCTTCTTGAACCACACCTTGCCCGCCGTTTCAGTCCCCATCCGTTCGGCGATCGACGGCCCGCCATCCTGGGCGAACGCCGAGGGATCGAGCACGCCATAGGAGATTTCCTCGCCCTTTTCCCTCGACATAATTCCTAGGCCAACCTCGCCGGCATGCAGCTTCAGCCCGACATTGGGTTCATTGGGCCGCATGCCGTACCATTCGCGGTAGCGCACCATGGCGCCGCGCGGGATCACGCGCCCGTGAACCTGCCACTCGTCCGACGCCACCGCCCACCACCCCACCGAGAACGGCGAGGCCGAGCCCCAGTCCATCGAGCGAAACCGCATCCAATCTTTCGGAATTTCGAACGGCTCGATGACGTGCCGATCGGTGCTCCAGCAGTCGAAGAACGCGCCCAGCGTGACCGACCAGTCACCATCCAGCCACGCCTGCACCAATTCCTTTGAGCCCGATGACCGCAGTCGGCTCTTGTAGGCTTCCACGTCGATAAACTGGTTGTTGTCGACCTTCGACGGGATGAAAACGCGCTGCAGCCCGGTCACCGGATCGGTGAGCACCTTGTTGCCGAGCGGCGCCGGATCAATGTAGCGGGCCTTGATCCATTGGTGTCCAGGCCCACCAGGGTTGCCCGTCAATCTGATACCGACCGGCACGCCGGCACCAGAGCGCAGCGTCGCCAATAGCTTGAAGATCGGCACCGGCGAGGGGAAGTTTCCCGCCTCCTCGATGTAGAGCCGTGAGTAGCTGTGGCCCTGATAAAGCTCGGCGTCGGCGTCGCGCTCTAGATACGCGAACTTCAACCGCGCCCCCTGCGGATCGCGCCATGTCTTCTCCTGCTCGTTATAGGTCCACTTGAGCGGCCCGTAGATCATCCGGCTACGCTCGACCGTGTCCATCAATTCGGTGCGGGTTCGCCGCAGCATGATCCCGGAGGCATTAATCCCGTAGGCGTTGGCGTGAACCATCCATTCGCCTAGCATTCCGTCGGTTTTGCCGCCACCGCGCGCGCCACCGAAGAACACCTCGAACACCGGACATTCGAGCAGCGCCCACTGGGCGAAATTCCCGCCTGGGCTCCAGATCGTTTTGACTTGGTCAGTTTGTGCGTCCATTGCCGTTGCCACTAACCGAATTCGGTTTGGGTGTAACCGAATTCGGTAATGCCGTTAGCTCAAGTGTGTCAGGAACTCCGTACTTCTTGACCCACTCTTCCTTCGTCAGCACCTTGGGCAATTCGGCAACATAGCGCACGTTCACATCGGCGCTGATCAGCGTACGGGTCAGATCAGGCACCACCTTCTTGAGCAGGCAATCGATCGCGCGCACTTGCGCCATGCTCAGGTCGGCGAGCTTACGGCCGTCCTTGTCGACCTCGCTGAAAATGAATTGGTGCAAGACATCCACCAGCCGGATCGCCTGGATTTTGGAGCGCACCTCGTCGGGATGAAACTTCATCTGCCGCCGATGCAGTATTTTTTTACCGCCTAGGTTTGGGCCCGACATGGCTGTTCCTTATGTCCAGTAGGGCTGGCCGCCGGCCCAGTTTTCCAGTTGCCCGGGCAGTCCGGTGACAAAGCCCGAGCCGTGAATGAACGACGCCGGATTGGCCGGCCCCAAGCCCTGGATGCGCCGGATTGGCGACCAGTTGCCACCGCCCTCACCGCCGGCCGGCGGGTTCTTGCCGACGTTCTGATCGTAGATGTATTGGCTCGGGCTGATCTGATGCCCGAGATACATGAAGCTGCCTTGCTCGGCTGGACCGCGTGCGCCCCCGAGCAGCGCCGGATTAAGGGTATTAATGTGCCGGTCCTCCTGGCCGCCCGGCATATATTCCGGCGCCTGCAGGCCGAACTTGTCGTAATACTGCTGATAATAATCCTTCATGCTGAAGAATTTACCGTTGGGATCGCCGCGGCCGCCGGGCTGAAACCCGCCCGGAAAGAAACCCGGATTTTGCAGGAAGTTATCCTTGTTGAGATTTGG